GAAGCGACCGGCGAGGACTATTGGCTCGCAGGCGTCAGCGTTATCCAAAAGGCCACCCGCGTGGCGGCCAATTCATGCCGAGACAACAGTGGCAATAAACATGTGGATCTTTAGCCAGGAGCGTTACCCAGAGGGTCACCCCAAGGGGGGTCAGTTCAAGCCGAAGGAAGCCGACGATGAGGGTGACCGGATCGAGCGCGACGCGCCCGCGTCGGCCAGCGTCAACGACATCGTCGAGGATCTAAAGAAGCGCGGCATGACGGGCTACGCCATCGGGCACACGGCTCGTGTAGCGAAGAGCTTGCCAGCAGACATTCGTCAAGCAGGCGCACTTCACGACGCTGTTGAAGACGGCTACATGAAGATTGACGAAGTCCGAGAAACCTACGGCGACCGCATTGCTGACGCAGTTGATGCAGCGACGCGCAAAGGTGGCGAGACTTACGACCAATTCATCGACCGTGTAGCGGAGTCGGGGCCGGACGCGGTGACCCTCAAGGTCGCAGACTTGACTGACAACTTGCGCAACGTCAGTCAGAACGGCCACCCTAAAGGGCCGGAGCGAGCAGCGTTGTTGGTCGAGCGCTACGAAGGAGCGTTGCAGAAGTTGCAGCCAGCAGTCATGGAAACGATCAATGACGCGGTTGCGACCGACAAGATCAACCCGGAATCGGGCAAGCCGATGATGCCGCACAAAACGTGGGGCGCAATATCCGACGCCATGTACATGACAATGCCACGTTATCACGATGTGCTTGACCGAGACGACGGGCTAGACAAGGTCCTCGGGGCTGAATACATCGACCACGCTGGCAACCGCACAACCACCGACGCAGACCGGGAAGCGGTCAAGGAGCGAGGTCGCGAACTACTTAGTGATGACAGCGGCCCGCCTGCGGTCATCATGGGTCCGCCCAAGAAGTATGAGGTGTCCAACCGTAAGGTGTTCGGCAAATACAGAGGCGATTGGTCTCGCTTGCAGGACACGATCCGCGCAACGGTGGCCGTCAATGACATGTCAGGCATGGCCAGCGCTCTCGCAACCTTCAAGACCAAGCTGCAAGACAACGGCTGGGAGATTGCGTCAGCCCCAGAGGACCGCTACCAGGAGCCGCTCTCCACAGGCTACAGAGACATCAGTTTCAACGTGCGCAACGTAAAGTATGGCCTCGTCGGCGAGATCCAGTTCAACACGAAGGCCATGATGCGCGCCAAGAACGAGCCGACACTGTATGAGCAGTCCGGTCACGACATGTACAAGGAGGCCCGCAAGATGGAGCGAAACGGAGAGCCTCGCAACGACCTAACCCCTGAGCAGGTAGAACGCTACAACACCCTAAACCAGCAAATGCGAGAGGTTTACGGTGCCGCTGCCAGCCAGCTAGGGCTTTCGTAGGGGTTGACAACTGTCCACGATATGGTATGCTGCTAGTGGAGGATAAGACCATGAATCTAAAAGGTGTCCGCAGGCTGGAGGGACAGCCTGCCGTGTCCATTGACGGCGTCGTCTACGTCTATGTAGGCAACGACGAGTGGAGCGAGTACGACGATCACTCAGGCAGCTTCGGGTATGCGAGCCCTATCGAGGGCGAGGCCCTGACCAAGCTCATGCAGCAAGAAGACGCTTGGCGCAAACAGTGGGATCAAGAGAAGGCAGGCAAAGGATGACTCTCGTCGATGCATTCCTGACCGACCTCACAGGCCGCTACGCGCGGCCCTACGCGGACGCCATCCACGACATGTATGTGTCGGAAGTGGTCGGTGATCGCATCGGGCGCATCGAGGCTGTCCGCACCTTGTCCGAGGTCATGCACGCCAGCATGGGCGTCGCCGAGACCGTGGGCGCGCGCATGATGCTGATGGAGGTCGGGCTGCAAAACAACTTCCAGGACGGCCAGACCATCCTGCCCCGCATCACGTTCGACGAGGCTATCGAGGACTTGGCGACCCGCGTGCCCAAGACTGTGCGCAGCGCAGCGCAACGCACCGCGGAGGTCATCAGCCAAATCTACCAGACGGGCCGCGTGGGCGACCGTGGGCGCGCCGACGACCGCATCATCGCGTTCGCCAAGAGTGCGGAGGCTCGTGTCACCCGCGAAGCCCGCGACTTCATGGCCCGCGCCATCCGGCAGGGGCTCAGCGAAGCCGAGGCAGGCCGCCAACTCAAGGCCCGCGTGGACGAGGTGCGCAAGCGCACGCGCCCGTGGAGCGAGTCCTACGCCCGCATGGTGTTCCGAACAAACGCCAACACGGCGGTCACCGCCGGTCGCTTCCGGCAAGCGCGCGACCCTGACCTCGGCGACTTCGTCGCGGCCTTCCGCTACGACGCTGTCGGGGATGCTGACACTCGATCCAATCACGCCGCCGCCAACAACATGATCCTGCGCATTGATAACCCTGCGTGGCGCTACTTGTCGCCGCCGCTGGGCTACAACTGTCGCTGTCAGGTGGTGCCGGTCAGTCGATACTCACTGGAGCAGATGGGGCGACTAGCCAGCGATGGCAGCGTCCGAGAAAGCCGGGTCAACAATGCGGCGCAGCCGGACCCTGGCTTTAGGCATGGCGGGAGGCCGGACCTCCTGTTGTGATGTCGCGATCCTGGCAAGACCTCCGCGACCCGTTCACGAGCATCGTGTTCAAGCGAGGTGTTGACAACGTCGCAGATGCGATACCCGCAGACAGAGCTACTGTGTATCGTCTGCTGACAGGTGATACTCAGAACCCGACGCGAGCGATCCTTGCAGGCATCGAGCGCGTAGTCGAACAACAAGAAGACAAGGACCGTCATGGCAGCAGTCACTAACACGTTCACCAACGTCGCAACGACGAAGATGCGGTCAGACCCGCCGGTTGCCGGGCGGTCAACCGTCAGCTTTACGGGCATGGCAACCAACGCCTACGCGGCCTTAGACGTCATTGGCGGACACATCGAGTTTCCAAGTGTGGCGCGTCGTGCTGGCGGCAGTGGCCGTATCACTGACATTACTGTTAGCGTCACTGACGGCTACGCCGTTGGAGATACCGTGAGCCTTGTGCTGATGTCATCCGCTCCCGCGTCCACGCAAACAGACAACGCAGCGCTTGCATTGGCTGATGCTGACGCAGCCAAGGTTATTGGACTGGTGCAGTTTGCCGCTGCGGACGGCAAGGTGTTGGTTACCGGAGCCGACGTGGTTTGGAGCAAGGCGCTCGACCAAGGGATCAGCTACGTGTGCGACAGCGGCAGCCAGAGCATCTTTGGCGTGCTGATCCAAACGGGTGGCACGCCCACGCCAGCAGCTACCACCGACGTCGTCCAAGTCAGCCTGGGCCTGGAGATCGACTGATGGGCTACTCTGCCAAGCGCAACAGCAAAGGGCACTTGGTGATTGCCAACGTCCCGATCTTTGTCGAGTGCAGTCGGGGCGAGCATCAGTTCAACTGCGACTGGATTGACGCAGCGGTGCAGCGCGCGTCGCAAGCCGAGGGGGAAGGCTACCTGCCGCCTCTGCACGTAAAGCACCACGAAGAGAGCATCGGCGGCCACGACCCAGTGCAGCCCGCTGGCTACTTCCGCATCATCGGCACATCCAACCTGACGTTTAAGGGTCAGCCCAGGAAGGCTATCTACGCCGACCTCACCATCACGGACCCCGACATTGAAGAGCACGTGCTGCGTGATCGACTGCCTTACCGCAGCGTCGAAATCTTCAACGTAGACAAGCCGAACATCGACAGCCTCGCGCTGCTCGACCACCAAGCACCTTACCTTGAACTGCCCATGCTCATGGTCAGCGAGGTAGACGACGAGAATGTGGCTGCGCAGCCGACGGTTGCACATGCGACATTCGCCAACCCTTGGCTATCGCAATCCGCTGAGAACCGCGGTCCTGTGGTAGCTTGTTTCCGACGCGGTCTGTCCGCGCACGTGTTCATGCAGGAGGCCGACGTGGCTTATCAAAACGACGACGACAAAAAGAAGCAGATGGAGCGCGAGGACGACGAGGCCAAGAAGAAGGCCCCGATGACTCGCGAGGACGATCAGCACGACGACAAGAAGAAGGTCGAGATGGCTGAAGAGGAGGACGACGAGAAGAAGGAGAACATGCAAGAGGTGGACGCCCCGGCGTCACCTGTTGATGACATGCTCGCCGCGCTCGCGGGCCTCTCCCCCGACGATCTGCAACGCCTGCACGACGGCGTCATGGCTGCAATGCAGCCCGCGGAGCAAGAGGAAGCCATGCCTGAGGAAGTCAGCGCCATGGTGCCCGGCGAAATGATGAGCAAGCAAGCTACGCTGATGCGTCAGATTGCGGACCTCACCGGAAGCAACGCAGCGATGCAGCGCCGCCTAGACGACTTGCACGCGGCGACGCAGCGCAAGGAAGACGTCGCGGTTGCCATGAAGCGACTCGAAGGTCGGCCCCTGGGTCACGACGTCGAGACCAAGCTCAACGAGTGGCACAAGGAGCACGGCCGCGAGGCTTTTGCCAGCTACGTCGAGGACTTCGCCAAGGCGTTCGCGCGCGTGGCCGACTTCTCGCACGACAAGGCTGAGCGCTTCGCTGCCCAGAGTGGCTCGGTGAGCAACGCCGCCATGGAATACAGCCAGCACGGCACCGACGCCGTGGACAAGGCACAGAAGTTCAGCCGTGAGTACCAGCAACTGGCGGCCAAGGGCCTGACTCGGTCTTCCGAGCAGAACTACGTCAAGACCAACATGACCCGCTTGGGTTTCACGGCTAACTAAGGAGCAGACTGATGGCTGATCTTGCAGCAAACCAGATTCACGAAACGCGCCCGCGCAGCGGCTACGCGACCTACCCCATCGCAGACGGGGTCACTCTATTCCCTGGAGCGCTTGTGTCGCTCGAAGCGGGATACCTCAACCACTACGCGGACGGCGCAAACGACGTCTTCGTAGGCGTCTGTCTTGGCGACGCGATCGGCATTAGCCCTGGCGCAGCCCTGACCGGCAGCACCAGCGGCACCCCGGTCCCAGAGGCTCGCGTTGACGAGTCCGGTGTCACCCTGATGCACTTGGATGTCGCGGGCACGCCCACGCAAGCCAAGGTTGGCGACCTAGTCTACTCCGCGACCAGCAACGTCGCAGACATGACTCTGACGATTGGCAGCCTTAACCACCCAATCGGCTATCTTAGCCGCTTCTATGGGACTGACGACGTTGACGTCACCCTGTTCACCCCGTCTGAGTTCCTGGCTCAGGCCACAGCCTAATCCACTTTAGGAGACTTCATAGATGAGCGATATCATCGCCAGTGAGGTGTTGGCCAACGGCCTGCGCACCGACTTCTGGGACACGTATTCCAGCATCCGTAACCGTCAGGCAGACTCGCGTCTGTCCTCGGTGATGGACCTGGGCGTCCCCGCCACCAACCGCGAGCACGAGTTCGGCTACTTCGAGGCCGCGCCACACATGGCGCAATGGACTCGTGGCACCAGCATCCCGACGGACGGGTTCGAGAGCGTCAAGTTCTCGGTGCCGGTCTACACGTGGGGCCGCCGGGTCAAGTGGCACAACGAGGATCGCGAAGACGACCAGACGCAGTCGCTGTTCGACGTCGCCCGCATGTGCGGCGAGTCGGCGGCTCTGATGCCTGAGCGCTTCTTCTTCGACCTGATCACGGCCACGACGGGCACGCTTCCGGCGGTTCCGCTGGCTCCTGACGGCGCGGCCATGTTCGCGGCTAACGACGGCGGCGGTTCCGACCGCTTTGGCGTCAGCGGCGGCAACGTGTTCTCCCGAACGGGTGTCACGCCTGCCGCCGTGCAGGCGGACTACTACACGGCCATGACGCGATTCAAGGGCATGCAGGACGGCAAGGGCCAACCGCTGCTCGCGGACAGTGTCATCGACCGTGGTGCCATCATCGTTCACAGCCCCGACCTCCAAGAGTCCATGGAGCAAACGTTCCTGATGAGCCGCCCCGGCGACCAGGGCTCGGGCGCTCCGAGCAACGTCATTCAAGAGTCGGGTCGCAATGTTGACCTGTGGTGCAG